TCAAAGCTATTGCCCACCAAACTAAGCAACGCGGACGGTTCGCCATTGCTGGCCGCGCTGACTGAGCTAACAGATGCACAACTGGAAGCCCGGACAGCCCGCGCACTCGCAGATGCTCAGCGGGCGGGGCTAATGGGCCCGGCAGCGCCCGCTATTGAGGTCCAGGGGGTGGTGATAGCTGAGACGGTGCAGCCGGTCACAGAGCTCGTGGAGCCGGTCACACAGGCTAACAAGCCATAACACCATACAACACAAATCATATGGAATACGTTTCGTTGATGTTGAGGCACTTACGCAAGATGATCTCCTACTGATTCAGTGTGCGATCCAATGTACGCTAGTTGAATGTACACTAGATCAGTGTACATTGAATCAAAGTAGTAGGGGTCATCACCCCCAGCCCGGTTCCTATAGAAAAGAAAGCCGAGGTCCCTACACAGCCGCCCTTTCCCTCCTCCTCAACCAGTAAACCATAACCCCTTCAGTCTACCCCTACTCACCCCAAGCAAGTTCCCGTTTCGGGAACCGACTCCCCAGTGCTTTTTCTTTTTCCAGTTGCACAAGACTTCTCTTCTGCTATCGCTGTTTGCGCTATGGAAACACTCATTAAGACTCGTAAGGCTCGTGTTCGCAAAGAAACTAATCCTCAGATTGCAGCATTAAAGAAGTCAGTTTCAGTAGCTTTGAAAGCTGCATGGAACGTAGAAGCTGTGAAGCTCAGGAAAGAGAAGGCTGTGCGTAGGGAGCGTGGAACGCTGGAGAAGAAGGTCGAAGAGCAGCGTGAGGCGCTTAAGGCGATCAAGGCTACAGTAGATGCCTTCTTGGTGGCACTCACCCCAGAGGCCGGCATCACCCCAGACGAGGCCCCCCTCATCACCCCAGAAGCCCAGGCTGTTTTGGAAGACTCCAGTGCAGTGGTATTGGACCCTAGTGCAGATGCAGTGTAAGGGCTGGACACAGGAGGATCTTGACGAGCTAAGGAGGGGCTGACACAGTGCAGTTACCCAATGCAGAACGCCACGAACAGTTAGGCGTGACAGCCGGGAGAGACCGGCAACTTCCGCGACACCTGCGTGGCTTGACCCAGTTGGGCTAAAAGTGGTGCGACAGCAGGAGAGACTGCCCTAGACCCGCCAAGGCTAGTGCGTAAGCATCCTCAAACCGGCGGGTCAAACTTCGGGACGCCGAATCGGGAACGCCGCCAAGCGTCTATAGGCGTGACAGTCTGGAGAGACAGACCGGGGGCTGCGCATCCGTTACGCACGCAGACCAATTTATGAAAGTCCTTGTAGCATGTGAATACAGTGGAGTAGTGCGTGAGGCGTTTAGGCGCCGTGGACACGATGCTGTTTCGTGTGACTTACTGCCTCCTGATGATGCGGGACCGCATCACTGGGGAGACGTTCGTGAGATCATTAACGATGGCTGGGATCTGATGATCGCTCATCCACCGTGTACTTACTTGTGCTCTTCAGGACTGCATTGGAACAAGCGCCGGCCAGAGAGGGTTGCCCAGACTGAAGAGGCGTTGGAGTTTGTCAGGTTCCTGCTGGAGGCGCCTATCTCGCGTATTGCGCTAGAGAACCCGATTGGCTGTATCTCGACTAGGATCAGGAAGCCTGACCAGACCATTCATCCCTGGCAGCACGGTCATCCAGAGAGCAAGGCTACTTGTCTTTGGCTTAAAGGACTACCGTGTCTGACTCCTACAAATCTCCTACCGCTTCCTGAGTCTGGCCGGTGGAGCAACCAGACTGCTTCTGGACAGAACAAGCTGGGACCAAGCGCAGACCGCTGGAAGATTCGCTCCACTACTTACAAAGGCATCGCAGAAGCAATGGCAACTCAATGGACTTAGAACCCGCTACCCCACCTCAGAAAGCCGCTGACCTGGCTTACTCGCTTTTGATGGACTCGCTTGAGCGGGACATGGACTACGAAGAGTTCACCTTCGAGCTGGAAGGCGGGCCAGAAGACGGAGTCGAATACAAGATCATCGTGATGAAGCTATGAGCTATCTCGATGAAGACACTTTTCTAAGCCTCAGTCTTGCCAATGATTTATGCAACGAAACAGAGCGTGCAGAGGCGTGGAAACAGATGGCTACGCTACTGGCTAGTGTCCTTCGAGACTGCTACGTTGGCCCACATTCTTACAAAAATGACGCACTAGAAGCGTTTAAGGTCTTGCACAAAAGTGAACAATCTTCCAAGGTTTAGTTGTATCAGTCAGCCCGGGGGTTTGACTGAGCGAAACGGAAAATACCCGGCCCATCGTGTGATGGTGTCCGGGGAACCCGATCTTGTATGAGCGATCTACTCGATGGACTCGACAAGAACTTGGAGTTGACTCTTTTGTTGGAAGAGTCTCTGAGGCGCCGCAAGGAACGTAAGATCGCTACCTACTTCCCTGACACTGGCGAGTATCGGCGCGAACTGTATCCCAAGCACATCGCTTACTTCGAGGCTGGTGCTAAGTATCGTGAGCGGCTGATGATGGCTGCCAACCGTATTGGCAAGACTGAGAGTATTGGCGGGTACGAGATGGTGCTGCATATGACTGGTCGTTATCCCTCATGGTGGAAGGGTAGGCGGTTTGACCAGGCTGTGAGCGCCTGGGCGGCGGGAGACACCGGCAAGACGACTCGTGACATTCTTCAGATGAAGCTCCTTGGGCCTCCGGGAGAGTTTGGCACGGGCCTTATTCCTAAGTCAGATCTCATCAAGACTACTGCCAAGGCCGGCGTAGCAGAGGCCATTGAAGTCATTACCGTTAGGCACGCCTCTGGTGGTGAAAGTAGGCTCACGTTCAAATCCTACGACCAGCGCCGGGAAGCGTTTCAAGGCTCAGAACAGGATGTTATCTGGCTGGACGAAGAGCCGCCTCTGGATGTGTACACAGAGTGTCTTCTCCGTACCATGACCAACAACGGCATGACCATGCTCACATTTACCCCTCTTATGGGGATGAGTGAGACTGTGTTGTCGTTCATGCCAAATGGCGAAGTGCAGGAGCAGGCGTCAGGAAGCAAGTATGTAGGCATGGCAACGTGGGACGATGTGCCCCACTTGACTAAGACTCAGAAGGAAGAGCTTTGGGCGTCGATCCCGCCGTTCCAACGGGACGCTCGTTCTAAGGGCGTTCCACAGCTTGGAGCAGGGGCTATTTATCCAGTGCCAGAGAGTGAGCTTACCTGTGAAGAGTTTGCTATCCCAGAGCACTGGAGGCGCTGCTACGGCATGGACGTAGGCTGGAACCGTACCGCGGTGATCTGGGGCGCCACCAACCCGGATACAGAAGTGACGTATCTCTACTCAGAGTACTACCGCGGTCAGGCAGAGCCGATCTTGCACGCAGAGGCGATTAAAGCCCGTGGCGAGATGCCGGGGGTAATTGATCCAGCCAGTCGCGGTCGAGCGCAGACTGACGGGCAACAGCTTCTTGGCATGTATCGCAGGCACGGCCTCGACATAACGCTTGCGAACAACGCCGTGGAGAGCGGGCTGTACAATGTTTGGCAAACGATGTCTGCCGGGAAGCTCCGCGTTTTCCAGAATCTTCGGAACTGGTTGTCAGAGTTTCGCCTTTATCGTAGGGACGAAAAGGGGCGTGTGGTAAAAGATAACGACCATTTGATGGACGCGACACGGTATTTAGTAGTTAGTGGCTTGAGTAGAGCTGCTATTCCATCTAAGTATGGTACAAAGAAGAATAGCTCATTTGTGATGCCAGTGATTAACTTTTTCAAGAGATGAACGAAGACAAACTTTCCCTTATCCACCAAGCCGCTCGCGCAGAGTTCGACCAGATTCAAGGCGCCATGTATCAGGAGCGCATGAACTGCCTTGGGGACCGTAGGTTTTGCTCACTGGCCGGCGCCCAATGGGAAGGCCCTCTTGGCGATCAGTTCGAGAATAAGCCTAGGTTCGAGGTCAACAAGATCCACATGGCGGTCCTTCGGATCATTAACGAATATCGTAACAACAGGATTACAGTTAATTTCGCATCCAAAGAGGGAGAAGAGTACGACAAGCTCGCAGACACCTGTGCCGGGCTCTACAGGGCTGATGAACAGGACTCAGGCGCCGAGGAAGCCTATGACAACGCCTTTGAAGAGGCGGTGATGGGTGGGTTTGGGGCGTGGAGACTGAGGACTGAGTATCAAAACGAGGAAGATCCCGAGGACGAAAAGCAGCGCGTGTGTATCGAGCCGATCTTTGACGCTGACACTAGCGTTTACTTTGATCTGGGCGCAAAGAGGCAGGACAAGGCAGACGCCAAGCGGTGCTTTGTGCTCACCAGCATGACTCGTGACGCCTACAAGGCCGAGTACAATGATGACCCGTCCACCTGGCCTAAGACCATTACCCGCTCCCAGTTCGACTGGTACACTCCTTCAGTTGTGTACGTCGCTGAGTATTACAAGGTGGAAGAAGTCTCTGAGCAGATTCGGATTTACAAGGATTTCAACGGAGAAGAAGAGTCCCTCAGGCCCGAGGAACTCGATAAAGAAGAGGAGATGCTCGCGACTGGCTGGAAAGAAGTCCGGCGCAAGAAGATTAAGACTCGTAAGGTCCGTAAGTACATCATGTCTGGGGCCAGGATCCTTGAAGACTGTGGGTACATTGCCGGCAAGAACATCCCGATCATCCCTGTGTACGGGAAGCGTTGGTTTGTAGACAACGTCGAGCGGTGCATGGGCCATGTGCGCCTTGCCAAAGACGCCCAGCGCCTTAAGAACATGCAGTTGTCCAAGCTGGGCGAGATCAGTGCGCTCTCTGCTATGGAGAAGCCTATCCTAGTCCCTGAACAGGTGGCCGGCCACCAGCTCATGTGGGCCGAGGACAACCTCAAGAACTATCCTTACCTGCTCATCAACACGATGACAGATGCCAACGGGAACCCCATCATTGGCGGTCCTGTGGCCTACACGAAGCCTCCCGCTCTGCCCCCCTCGATGGCTGCTCTGTTGCAGCTTACTGAAGTGGACATGCAAGAGATCTTGGGCTCCCCGGGGCAGGGAGACAAGATGGTCAGTCACCTGAGTGGCAAGACTGTCGAACTCATCCAGCAGCGCCTCGACATGCAGACCTTCATCTACATGTCTAACATGGCAAAGGCTATTAAACGGTGTGGCGAGATCTGGTTGTCTATCGCTAGGGACATCTTTATCGAG